TTCTCGTAAATGCTCCTCGATAAAAGTATCTCTTACCTCCATAATCTCTTCGGCGGTTTGGATATTAAGGTTATTACCTCTTAGCCACTTAGCTAACAGTTCCGTCAGTCCGTAGAAGTGATGGAAGTCGAGATTTTCTTTACTTCCGCAAATCCGACATTCCGTTCCCTTATCGTACTTTGACTTTGCTCTGTCTCTAACGTATTTGACTAGGTCTCGCTTTAAATCCATTAATTTTTCTCTTACTTTGTATTATACTAAATTACCACGCTAATGTCAAGAATAATTTTTTCGTTGGTCTGCTGATTAAAAAGTGGTCGAAGATGTCTCAAAAGTATAAAGCGCATATCTAAGAGCATCTGCCATATGTGAGTACGTGTTATGTTTTGGCCTTTCTTTCATCAAATTCGGATTTGCATCCCACTGATATTGGTCTAAACATTCCAACACGTGCCTGCATCTTTGATCTACAATTAAATTATCATTATCTATAAGACTCGCAACCTCTCCAATACCGTCTAAAACAGATTTTTTTGCATTTATAGTACTAACATCATAATTTTGTGCAAAGTCAAATCTTGTTTGTTGTGCAGCAGAATCAATATATATCCAGTCTACATCATATTTCTCTTGTAATGCCCTAATTTGTATGGCATGTTGTTCAGTAGTTCTTTCTGCGTCTAAATATTCATCTAGTACATAGAATTTTTCCAAGTCCCAATCATATGCTACTACGCATAAGGCTGTCGGGTCTTTGTAACCCACATCAAGACCTGCAATTACATCCATTTTTGAAGTATCAAGTTCTTCTAAGTCTGCGACACACTTCTCAAAATCAAAAGTCCAAATTTGACCTACATAAGTATTAAAATCTGCCATATACTCTTGTGCAAATTCAGCAGAAGACATTGATTTTTGAGCTTCCTTAATATCGTCCTCACTAAAACGAGGATTTTCATGATAAGTTGCTCGTACAGATGCCCATTCAGGGAACTCATTATTAAACCCACGATAAAAGAAGTCTGCAAACCAGTTATTTCGTCCTCTAGGGGTTGAAATAAAGAGTGCTTTACTATTATCTTTATCTAAAGTTGGTCTAAGTGCTATATTGAAGGCATCTCTACCATCTACAAGTGCTGCTTCATCGAATATTATTAGATCATATGATCTTCCTACACAAGAATCCACTTGGTTTATTGAGCCCATACGTAAAGTTGAACCATTTGATAGTTGAATTACTCTATCTTTTGCGTTATCTTTTGTAACTTCTAAATCAAAGTGCTTAATTAACTGTCTCTGTAAATCAAAAGATATTTGAGATAAAGAATAGTTAGGTGACATTAATAAGACATGACTATTGGGTACTAATGCCATAAGTTGCCCAATAATATTAGAAATATAAGTTTTACCTTGACGCCTAGAAACGGCACCACAAATAAAACGGTATTTGGGATTATTAATTGCATTAATTATTGCAACTTGAGAGGGAATAGGCGTAATACCTAGTAACTCCATATAAGGTATTATAGGAAGTTTAATAAATCTATCTTCCGATCCGTACTCTACAATATCTCCTTGCGGAATATCTTTTCTACTAATTTCTAGCATTAATGTATTATAGTTGGATTATTGTTTGGATCAATTAGATCATTTACTTGAGCCAAATGATATAGATACAAAAATCCACCAGCCATAGTAGCTAACGCTGCTTGCTCTGGACTCACATTTGATATTCGTGCTTGTTCGTTTATTTTTTCTAAAGCATTTACTGCTGAATGAGAAATAACGTCTAACCAATGAGCATCAAGATGTGTTAAATCTATATCTTCTATCATTAACTTCTTTTCCCTAATCGTTGTGTTCGTGCCTTCTTATATTTTTGATAAGAAGTACGTTTTTTGCTAGCTTTTCTTTTTGAAGCGCTAACTCTTTTGCCGAGTCGTTGCTTACGACTGGTCTTTAACTTCTTTCTAGGCATTAGTTTGTTACCATTGGGTTTACTTTTGTAAGTTTAATCTCAGCGTGTGCTGCAAAAATTACTTCAGTAGGGCTTTTTGAAATTATAAGCCTTTCTCCACTTGATAAGTAGATATTTGCTATTGAACTTCCACTTGCTTCAGATTGTATAACAACCTCTCTAAGTGTTGAACCTGAGTTATGAAGCATAACAAAATTAGCCCCTTCAACAGTACTCGCTGTTGCGGTTTCTGTAGTTGCTGGTGTTGTTGTACCTAATATTCTTGCTATTTGCATAGTCTTCTCCTAACGTCTTCGACGTCCTTTCCCTTTTTTCTTCTTTTGGCGGTATTTGATAGCGCGAAGTCTTTGTTTCGCTGCTTTCTTTGTTCTAGAAATTCCGGGAGTATTATTTACTTTCCACCCGCCCTTTACTTTTTTTACTGGCATCAACCTTCTCCTCAGCTTCAATCATTTTATCATGAATGTCAACCTTACCGTCCCAGTTTTTATCCTTTCCAGTTAATATATTTTTAATCTTCGTCCACAACATCTGCGTCTCCTGATAGATGTGCTTTGGCTTCTTTTTCAGTTTTAAACTTCCAAAGTTTGCCCTGTGTGTCACGATATTTAAATATACCCCTACTTGGATAAATCTTAGGACCATCAGCTGCTGGAGCTGGAGGTGCTTGTTCGGCTACTGCCACTTTTGTTTTATATTCAACCATTTTTATTCCTATAATTTTCTATTGCTTTTGCAATAGATTCTTCTGCTAAAATAGAGCAATGGAGTTTTATAGGTGGAAGGTCTAGTTCTATTGCTATTTGTTTATTAGTGACTTCACTTGCCTGTTTTAAACTCCTGCCCTTTAACATATCTATTATTTTACTGGAGCTAGCTATTGCTGAGCCACAGCCATATGTCTTAAATCTAACATCTTTAATAATTTCGTTTTCCACCTTAAATTGTAATCTCATTACATCGCCACATGCGGGTGCTCCTACCATTCCTGTTGCCACATTGGGGTCATCAGGGTCAAAGCGTCCAACACTATGTGCTTTTGGATCTCTTAATACATTCTCAAATCTTTGTACTACTTCTGCTGAGTATGCCATTAGAAACTATAGCCAAAATTAACTGCCATTCTTTCAGAGAAGTCTACTCCGACTTCTTCCTCAGAAACGATTTCGACTCCTATTGAAAAGCCGTTTTCTAAATCTTTAGAAGCACTAATTTGATTGTAGCTACTATCGTCTGCGAATTCACCATATCTATATGAGACATCTATAACTTTAATAAATGGTACTGATACTTCAAATTCTACATAATCTAAATCTTGATTATCCATATCCTGCCAGTATCCAAGTGATAAAAAACTATATGAAACTATAGCATACCATTCTTCTACTGAGTCTACTTCTTCATCATAATTATATTGGATAACTCCAACGTCTATTCCCAAATCGTCAAATGCTACAGTATAACCTCCATAAAAGTCATACTCTATAGAGGCATCTCCACCAAAATCTACAGTTGAACCCCAGGTTCCTCCATAAAATCCAGCTTTGTCTACTTCTAGTCCCCATTGTACGGCGGCATCTCCTTGTGTTTGACTTATTCCTCTAAAGTAATAGTCTGAGTATAAAGATACTCCTCCACCCAGTTCAGCAAATGCTGATGTGCTAACTAATGTTAGTAATATTAATAATAATTTTTTCATAAGTTTTTTTCCTTAATTTAGGGTAGCATAACAAAGAAAGATACTAATAACCCGCCACCTGCTAATAGCCCGGTGGCTGCAATGCTGATCATGATAGTTTCTATGCGAGTTACTGATTCTTCTACTCCATCGAAACGTTTACCTGCTCGAGCATCAATAGTTTCTAACTGATTAAATACAGTTTTCCATCGCTCAGCACAAATTGCCTCATGAGTACTAAATCTCTTATCTAACTCCATAACTTCTTCGTGATCTGTTTGTACGGTCTCGTTCATCTAAGTCACCCAGTTGCTTTGAATTTAAAATTCTATAATATAATTATATCAAAATTAAGAATTAAAGTCAAGAACTATTTTTCGATTGGTGTGTTGAAGTTAGTCACCGAGAAGGGGATTCCCTGAAGTATCCTCTTTTAGATTGTTCACGTCAGCTTTTAAAGTCGCCACTGCTGTTTTTACTGTTACAAGTTCTGATGCCTGTGTCTTAAGCGAAACTGATATTCCTTCATCTATACTTTTATTAATATATTCAATAGAAGTTTCAATTCTATTAAACCTATTTTCAAGATCTTGGGTATTATCTTCAGTTTCTGCGATTCCT